TTGATTCCTTTTTGATGTTTTCTTTGTTCCTGAATTCTTGGAAAGTAATTGAACGTAAAGTCAAATAAATATAAAATTTATTAATTTTTCCATTTACATAAATTTTATCAGGAGTGGCGTATTTATTAATTTTTATGTACATTTCCTGTACCACATCTTCCGAGTAATCACCGCCGCCCATTGATTTAACCATTTTGATCCATTCCTTGTGATATTTAGCGATGTCTTTCAGCATACGTTTACAAAGTTAGTAATCGCATTGCATTTAGAATCTTTTATTGCAAGGTTGTTAAGCAATTAGTTATAATTTTATTTCAAATTTATATTTTTTTTTTCATTCGACAATGCTCTATTGACCTCTTTTTTAATTTTTCTCCAATAATCAGCTTCGATGTTGTTTGCTTTTGTAATTATTTCATTGATTATGTTTATTATTTCCTCCTTGTTTGCTTCGAATGTTTCAATTAAATATCTGGCTTTCTTTTTTGTGCTGGGCATTTATTTTATTTTATTAATGTTATCCGATAGTTGTAAAATATATGGGCTGATTTTCTTGTACTTTTCCTATCGGTTTTTATCTCCTTAGCTTTATTGCTTTACTTACTTATAAAGCGTTAACGCCCCCAAACATTTACCAACTAACCCATAACCAAAAAAACTACTTTTGTTTATAATCAATTATGTATTCGCTATTTTCATAGTTATGCTCCCATCTAATTATCGTAACTGAATTTTCCCAATCTTTAGTATTGTACTTAGAAGTCTTATACTTTTGTTCTTTTATTCTTATTTGCTCAGTCATAATTTATCCGTTTCTTTGGTTATAGTCACCGTTATAAAACATTTAGGAGTTGTACGGTTGGTTACGCCAAATCCATTCAATCTCATTACCTGTCAATGTCTTAAAATTTCTATCTTCTATTTCCAATTTTGCTAATTTTGCAAGTTCAGTTCTTTCTTGAATGGATTTTCTATTCCACCATCTTAATGCTAATTCTCTGTCTGTAAGTTCCATAATAAAAACGTTTTATAACAAAGGCTATAAGCAATTGCCTATCAGCATTTGTTGGTTAATTAAACAGTATTTACAAGGCAACTGCTCATAGCCTCGACCGTTATGCGTAATTAAAGCCGATGTTTAGTTTACTTGGAGCTCCATTTGTCTTTTGGTTATAAATGTGGTTTTTACTTCGCTGTTATATGAAGTCAAAAACTCGATAGCTTTCCGGTCATTGTCCATTTCCTTGTATTTCTTTTCCAGGATCCCTTGAGCGTATTTATGGCCATCAAAATATTTTATTAGCTCCTCATATTTGTTTAGGCCATGTATAACTGATGAATGGTCCCTGCCTACGGTTTTCCCTATTTTTCCTAAACTTTCAAATGTAAATTGTTTGCTTAAAATGTAATATAAGTATCTGCTCATAACGAGTTCCCTCCCTCTGTATTTGTCTGCGATGTCTGGGATTTCGAATATTTCCTCGATGTCTTTTTTGATGTCGGTTAGTTGGATGTGGTATTTCATAATTTAACTTACAAGTGAATTAAAATAATTTTCCAATAGTTCGTATTTGCTTTGATTTATTGCTTTGGTGCTTTTAGTTTGTTGCAATTCAATGATGGCGTTTTTAAATTCCGCTTTTTCTTCGACGCTAGACGCCTTAGCCTTTGTGTAGACTTCGATTAGTCTGTTTTTGACAGAATTATATTGATTTCTTTTTAAAACGTCCCATTCGGCGGCTGTGCGATTTCCCCGCATTTTACCTTTTGAATCTAACCAATCGTATTTGCTGGGTGCGAGTTCAATATCTCCGGTTCGTTTATATTGCTCGATTGCGTTTTCGATGGCTGTTTCCATTAACGCATCTTTTTCAGTTTGTTCCATAGGTTTGGCTTGATTTTTAAATTCTTGTAATTTTAATTTATAAATTTTAGTTTGCTCTTTTTCGTAATCTGAAAAATCAGCCATTACTTGACCAAATACAACGGCGTTTAATTGTTGGAAAGGTTTTGTTTTAAAAATCCCTAAAACAAATAAACCAAAAGCTTTATCAATTTGCTCAAAAGAAACGTGACCGTAAAAATCGCAAATGTGAATTGCCAAAGCATTATGTTGCTCTGTTTTGCCGTCATTTACACCGAGTAAATTTAAAAGCTTTGCAACTAATTTAACCGCAAACATTTTTCTTTTTTCAACATCGTAATTCCTTAATTTTGTTTTTTCAGCCAAAATAATTAATTCCGGTTTTTGATATTGGATTAATTCATTCATTATTCAAATTGTTTTAAAAAGGCCTGAGCCCCAGTTAATTTTTCTTTTCCGTTTTTTAAAATACTTTTTTCTTTTTCAATACTCAACCATCTTGAAAAATGCCCAGCGTATTCTTTTTTGTTTGTTTTGTTGTCTAATTCATTTTTCATTTTCAAATCAAATTTATCTAAATATTTTAAAAGTTCATCGGAATTTATTTTATTTAATCTGCGGATGCTTTCATTCCATTGCGGATCATTAAATAATTCATTTGAAAAATTATAAAAATCTTTTTTTTCTCTTAATAAGATATCATTCTCACTCTCATTCTCACTCTCACTATCACTATCGGCTTTCCTGGGTTTATTTGGGTTACCAAATAACCCAATGGGTTTTTTGGGTTTATTTGGGTTTTTAGGTCTGCCTCCCAGTTTGCCATTGTTGGAATTTCTATCACAAATATTTTCATATTTATTTAAATCTCTTTTTAATTGTTGTTTAATTGGTTCAAAAGAAATTTTAGTTATTAAATCGTCTGTTATCGGGTTTTTATCATTGACATATAAAAGTATATGTTTAAAAAGTTGTCCAGCTTTATCATCCGGTAATTGATTTACTGTGTGTATTAAATCCACATAAAGTAAAAAAGATTTTTTGTTTTCTGCCATAATATAAAAATAAAAAAACCTTATGGTTCATCGGTCGCAGCGAATCCCCATAAGGTTATAAAATATTTTCTAAATACCTGCGACGTATTATGATTCAAATATATAAAATTAATTTGTAATAATGACATTTTTAGTTTTATATTTTTTATTAAACTGTTCTTTAGCTTCTTCAAAAGATTTCGCTTCTATGATAATATGAAATTCATCATTATCATTTTTAAATCTAAATTCTTCCATTTTATAAATTATTGATTAAAATTTTCTTTGTTCTTTTTGCATAAGTTTACTGCTGTTTCCTCTTAATTCTATTTCTTCTCCTAGAAATGAATAAAAAGCTATATTGATGGTTGATAAACTTATCTTGTCCCATTCTAATAATTTTATAAATTTTTCATCTGTGATATGTTTTAAAGCGTAAATTCTTTTTTCGTCTGTCGTTTTTAAATTTTCGTAAATTATTTTGTTTGGATCCATAATTAAAACATTGAAATTTGACTTTCGTCTATAATTTGACTTTCGTCTATTTCAATTTTTATCCCTTGAGATTTTATGTCATCACAAACAATAGCAACTATTTTATCATTGAATGTTTCTAAAAATAATGCTTTTCGATGTTGTCCGTTACTGTAAAAAGTAAATTTTTCTCCTATTTGCATAATAAAAAATATTTAGTTGAATTAATAGATATTGATTTTGAATAATTGATTTTAGAATCATTATCATTTAAAGTTTTAGAAATATATTGAGCATTAACATAATTTAATTTACCAATTTGAATTAAGGTGCCTTTAAATATTGATTTTTGTATTTTCATAATATTATTTTAAAACATTGATATTTGATTTTGAGCAACGTGTTTGTAAACTTCATTTTTAAATAAAATTATATCAGTATCGTCTTGCGATTTTTCACCAATCCATTTATAAGATTTTGTAATTGCGTTCCTGTATTTCAACATACCTGATTTATCAGCAGTTTGCATTTTTTCCATCCATTCAGAATTTAATTGTTCTTTTGTCACTTCTGTAGTTAAATGCCAATTTGGTGATTTATCCAGATGAGCCCACAAAGCTGGGTTTGATGTTTTGACATACATCGTTCTACCTTTCTTAGCATACAAGGATGCGATGTAATCGGTTATCTTACCGCCAACGCCTAAACCTTGATAATCAGGAAGTACTACTATCCTTGACATTCTATAACCGTTTTTTATATTACCGTGAGGAAAAGGCAAAACAGCATTAAAACAAACCGGTTTATCATTTATTGTAGTCACATAACAAATACAAGCCTTATTTAGATCTTCAGTTAAATAATGATATTGTTTGAATATTTTCCAAGTTTCATATCTACATCGAAATACCGATAGCTCAATTTTTGGGCGGCTTTGCCTTCGATAGTCGTGCTTTTCTACACGACCTTTCAATGGTGAGTAAGTCCAATCTGGTAACAACCATTCCATAATATCGAAATGACAAGATGATAAAATTATTCTTTTATTGTTTCTCCTGATATATTTTTGTAATGCGTTAGACATTGCTTTAGCAACATCTCTGTCAACTACTGACGTATACTCATCAATTAAAATAGTATCGCCGTCTTTTGCTTTAGCGACTTTGTAAGCGAGTTCTGCTCGATATTGTTCTCCGTTTGATAATGCAGCAAACGGTCTTAACCAAGTTGGGACAGAAGCAAGCCCCATAGCAGATAATAAAAATGTAGCTTCTTTTGGTTCTAACCAATCAAAATTACTAATTAATGGTTTTTTCATATCAAAAACAGATGGAGTTAAATCACCAAATTCTTTTAATAATGTAGTTTTACCAGTTCCTGAACCACCATAAATCACACCTATATTCCAATCGAATGTTTTACATTCTCCAAAATTAATAGGAATTTTAACACTTGTACTTTCTTTGTTTTGAATATCAAACGCTTCATAAATATATTCAGTATATTTATCGTTTAATATTACATTTGTTTTTTCGATGTATTTCATAAATTTTTAATTTTTTGTATAAAAAAATCCTTTTGGTTTCGATGTGGTGGCATCTACTCCCAAAAGGATTATATAAAAAGTTTTAAGTGTAATCATTCCACCAAATGATTGCGAATTCAAATGTAATAAATTATTTTTAATAAACATTACTTTTCGTAAATTTTTAATTTATCTTTTACAAACTCCTTAAATTCAATTTCAATATCTTCCGGTATTCTAAAAGATACCGTTTTTGTGGGTCCTAAAAATTTAGGTTTCCTTCCAGCGCCTATTCGTTTACCTCCTCTTTTTGTTTTCATATTTTTTATATTTCTTCCCAATTATATGATGTTTGATTTGTAGCGTCTAATACGCATTTTAAATCTTCAGTCTTGTCATAAAAAGCAAAAACATTTTTATCTTCGTTTGTTTCTAAAAAACAAGGCCTGTCGTCACCGCATCCGGTACACTTGAATTTTCTTTTAACTATCATCGGTTTCTGTTTTTTGCTTTATATTTTTCTATAATTTCTATTAAAAAAAATCTATCCCATTTATATTTTTGACGTTTGCTTTGTGCTGCAATATCATCCAATCGTTCCACTCGGTCAATCCCAATTTTACTGATTAAATTATTTCTATATTCCAATAGGTTTCCACTTTTGTAATAATTGTCTGATTTTCCTTGCAAGTGAACATTATCTTCATTGAATTTTAATTCCGGGTAATGCCCACCGCTGTAAAAATGTCCTGCTTGAGCGTTTTCTGATGGCACAACCAAGTGCTGACCACTTGATATACATCGACCATATCCGTCTGGCGCATCCCTTTGTCTTATAAATCTATTAAAATGCGTTGTGGCCGTTCCTATCAAATGAGCTATTGATTTATCGCTATACTTTTTAATTATTTTGCTATCCATACATTGATAGGTTTGGAGTGTCCACAAGGTTTTTTATAAGTTGAGAATCCGGCGTGTTTGATAAAATTATTTTTTTGTAGTTCCCTAATAACGGCTCCCCAAACTCTTTTTTCTTCTGGAATATTTGCTCCGTTTTTTTCATAAGCAGCGATTAAATCTTCTGATGTGAATTTAATTTGATCTTTTATCCAACTTACTGAATAAGAATAGCACATTAAATATTGGTTTTGTTTTGCTGCCCTTACAGCTTCTATGTAATTTTCCATTTTATATTTCTATTTGTGTTTGTGTGTTTGGTAATGGTATTTCTATGTTGAACATCTCAAAAGCGATGTTCCTGGCTTGGGTATGGAATGCTTCTTGATCCGTTGTTGAATTTTCTGTGGTGGATTTTGAAAGTCTTAATATTTCGCCTGTGGATTCATTTACTTTTTCGATGTAATTACAATTATACTTTAAAAATTCGTGAATTTCTTCTTTTGAATAATATTCTCCCCACTCGTCTTGTATAATTTTTTGCCAAATAGGAATCACCAAACCCCAATAGTAAGCATTTTGGTTGTTGCTTCTCAATTTTCTAAATGGCTTTAATATCAATGTAAACTCTTTACCTTCAAAGGTTTTAAAAGCGTCTATAACGATGTTTTTATTTCGTTTGATTTTGCCGTTTATTATTGAGGTGGTGATTTCTATTTTTTTCATTAGTTAATTTTCAAATTCAAATTATCCTGAATATAAACTCCTTTAATTTCCTCACCTGATTCAAGTGCTTTTTTCAATGCGACTTTATCAGCCGCTTCGGTTACTTTAATTGTTTTGTAAATGTCCGGCAGGCTGTTTACATCATCCACAATTACCTGGCTTGATTTTCGGGTTCCGAATTTTTGTAGTCCTACTTCATAAGTCCCAAAGGTCTTAACGGCCATTAAAAGGTTTTCATTCAATCTGTCAATAACGTTGTTATTTACTTTCTTCATTTGTTGAAGCCTTTTAACTTCGTTATCCACAAGTTGGTTAAACGCTTCCTTTTGTCGAATTACCTCCAAATAAGCGATTGACTTTTGTTGTAGCTCGCTTTCGGTGATTTGTAATGCCACTTCCATTTCGGGAGTGATTTCACCCTCCATTTCTTCGATTTGGCTCATTAGCATTTTTTGCTCAAGCGTGATGTTAAATAAACTCTTCATTTTTAAAGTGTGTTTTGAAATTCCAAATATAAGCCTGCGCTCATTTCGATTTCGGTTAATAATTCAGTTTGCAATTCGTTGTACTGGTTTAAAAGGTCTTTAGTGCTCATTTCTTTAATTCGTTGATGCGTTTGTCGATCATACTTTTTTCCTCCGTTGTCAGCGTGTAGTTTGCCAAAACCACAAGCAGACTTTTTAGCTCCTCTGATGTTGGTATCAGTTTCACCTGCTCTGGGGTTAGTCTTTTTGGAGCTGGTATCTTCTTTGGCTCGGCATTGGCGTATTGTTTTGGCTCTGCATCTTTTGTCTCTGTCTTTTCTGGTTTGCGGTCCGGGTTGTCGATGTCATCCTCATCGGTTGCAATGTGAAAATATTTTAAAATAAAATATCTTTCGGCATAAGTAAGTGCGGATCCAAGTCCTTTTTCCCATTCGTTTTGGCCGTTGGCTCCGAATAAATTTTCATCCATTTCGCCTGTTTCGCAATCAACCCAAGTGAAACGCATCATTACTTTGGATAAGATTTCCGATTTGGGTTTCTCGTATTGTGTCCCTACTCCTGTGTGGTAGTCCATTCTCTGGTTGTCGATGCTTAGGACTTCCTGTTTTAAAATAAGGCTTTGCTCATCCATTAAAGGTTTCACGAATGATAATAATTTGTTCCCGGTCACGTAGTCGTAGTTGTTACCTTTTTTGTCCTTTTTAAGGCCTTTGACTGCTTTCTGGATAACCAGTAGCTTTTGATAAATGTTTGTTTTTTTCATGGTGTGTGTTTTAAAATTTATTTCTTAAATGTAATCATAATTATTGAATAAAAAAACTTATTCAAGGTCTTTTTTAATATCCACAATATCCTGTATCACAATCATTAAAATCTTCATCTTTAAACATCGTTTCTTGAAAAGAATATTTTTTTATTTTTTCATAGCTGATGCTTAAATTCCAGCTTCTGTCATTATAAGTTTCTCTTGATTGTATTTCCATATCAATAAACCATTGGAATTTTATAGGGTGTTTATCTGCCATATATTTTAAAAAATGCAATTCTCTATGGAAGCATCCGATACAATTATTATGGTTTGCAAATCTCACAGGCTTATCTTTCCAATATTCAATGATATTATCTTTAAAAATTTTATCTTTAATTAAAGGAAATTCTGGCTTTTGCCATCCTATATTTTTCCATTTATTTCTTCCGTTTTTTGACTGACCAATAATTGCTTTAAATTCACTAAGTCCATTTTCATTTGTTTTATCAAGCATATTTTTAGCTCGTCTTTGCTCATTTGCTCTAAATCCAATATTGAATATTGCAGGTTCATTAATTGTTTTTTGCCACCATTCAAAAATTGGCTTTAATTTCATTTCTGTTGTACAGAATCTCATAGTTGGGTTAGGCAAATAAATTGCAGTTTTGCCATCCGTTCTTTTCCCTCTTGTAATTACCTCATCAAATGTTTTACCTGCTACCCAATCTATTTTTGATCCTATAAATTGCTCTAAATCTATAATGGTATTTATGATAATATCATCTTCTAAAGTCCCTATAAATTCCTTGCCTATTTTATCAGAAACGATTTGTCTAATCTTTTTGTCTGGGTATTTACAATTAATACTGTCGGTTGTAATTAATGCAAAAACGTTATGATCTGATGGGTATTCTTTTGCGACATAGGCTGATGTTTTCCCTCCGCTTATGCTGTTTACTGTTATCATAAGTTTATGTCTTTTTTTACTTGGTCCTGGAGTTCCCGGTACCTCCGGTTCATCTCGAATAAAAACTCAGGATCCAGGATCGTGCTGGAGTGCTTTTCCATTTCTTTAAGTTGTTGCTGTCCGTTCATCTTCTAAAATTTTAATGGTTATTGATTCGAATTTTGCAGGGACTTTGTGCCAGCTGCAAAACCAATTTCTTACGCTGTTTGGCTGTCTGTTGCATTCAAAGGCGATTCTGGAGCAGGCAGCTTGTTTACTTCCGTATCTCAATTTCTCGTAAATCTCAAATATTAATAGTTGTTCCATAATTTAAAAAATTACTTGCATCAGTTGGTATGTCATCCAAATTAAAACAATCGTAAAACTGACGCAGACTGTGAATAAAAAATAACAAAGTGCTTCTTTCATAGCGAAAATATAAAGTTTAAAAATAGGCTAATTCCTTTTATGGTGATAAATGTCAGCAATGCAAAAAGGATTAGCATTGGTAAGTAGTAGGTTATTTTGTCGGCCCAATGCCAGAATTTATTTTGCATCTTTTATGGCTTTTAAATGTTTGGCTACTTTATTGTATGCTGCATTAAATTCAGCTTCAGTGGATTCCTCTTTGCCATTCCCAGAAAATGCAAGGCCGGAGTGCGCTTGGTGGATCGAGTGCATCCCATCTGCGAGTGTAACTCCTATGCATTTTTCCTCTGAATAAACTTTATAAAAATGGATGTTTCCGCTTTTAATAAATGCTGGTAGCGTGATCTCGATCTCGCTTACTGTTTTGGTTTCAATTTTAAGTTTCATAATTAATAATTTATTGCTGTTAGTATTTCTTTGTCTTTGATGTCGGTTTCTATTTCCAGGCCGTTCTCATCTGTTATTTTTATACCTGCTACAGCAAGGTTCACAATGTCGTAATCATCCGGTGCGGTCCATCTGGCTTCCTCCTCAAACTCTACTTCAATATTGTAATTTTCGCTTTCTACGGTTTTAATACATTTGGCATAAGTTCTTTTGCTCCAATCGTAATCGTGGTCAAAATCTGAATAATGGATTTCGATGGTTCCAATCGCTTTTAAAATTTCGTTTTTCATTGTTGTAAATATTTATAAGTTTGGTATATGATGTTCAATATTGCTAATGCAATTAAAATATACATCAATAAGTTAAATATCTTTTTCATTTTCAAAAAAGTTAATAAATGCGTCAAAGTCAAAAGGTTTAACAGGTTCAAAAATAAACCATAAGGCTAATGAGTCCCCTAATGTAATTTTGCTCCAGCTTTGCTCTTGATTTAAAACTCCTAATAAAATGGCAGTAGTTGTCGGATATTGTTTTCCGTAGTCCATTAATTTTTGTTGGTTTTCGTCTGATAATTTTTGATATAAATTTCTCATTGTGTGTGTTTTTAGGTGTTATTTTTATTTTGTGTAAGATTCCAATTCTGTTATTAATTCCATTTTTGTTTTGAATTCCAAAGCTGTTTTAAAATTTCTAATTTGGCAGGTTGATGTCCCTATTACATTGTAGCTCCTGGAAACGTGTTTTTTCAATTCTATGATTTCCAATTCGATTCCGTATTTTATTGCGTTCCTGTAGCTCATCAATCTGATGTGGTTTGATAAAAGGGTTTCTGTTACCCATTCCAATTCGTTGTAAAAATTTTCATTCAATCTGGCGGTGTCGCTGTTGATGTTAGTTACCGTTCTTCTTATTGCTGATTCTAATTGTTCTGTTGAGTTTTTCATGGTATGCGATTTATATTTGCTTTTTAATTATTTTATTAAATTATTGGCGATATATTCTGAGTCTGCAAAAAAGCTAACTTTAAATTTATTAAAAAGTTTAAATTTTCCATTCTCTATTTCTTTCACTTCATAAATGCGAATTATGTTATTTTCATTTAGCTTTATTTTGTCTCCAACTTTTAAATTTTTCATGGTGTGTGTTTTTAGTATTAATTATTTATCAAATGTAAACAAGTTAAACAATATAAACAAATTAAATAATGTTTATTTTCAATTTATTTTTAAATTATTTCAATAAAGGTATGGAAATGCCAACAAATACGGTCTTTTCTGGGTTAATACCAACGCTGTAAATCGTTTTTTTACGGTCGGTATAAAGCAAAGATGCTTTTAAGTCCAATTTTGTGGATGTTTCAAATCCTAAATGTATGGTTCGTCTCGATTTTGGTAGTTTAATTGTATCAATATTTATGATCTGACGTTCAAATATTTTATATTTCAATGTTTGAGCTAATAGTTCGCCTCTACTTTTTGTCCATACATCAATGCTTTGAGTGCTGTCTGTGAAATTCTGATTGTATTCTTTTACCGTTATAGCCGACAGATATAAATTTAAACGTTCTAGGCTGTCTTTTGCCATCAAATACCTATTCTTGTATGCGCTATCAATTTTAAACTGTTTGAACGGTTTTAAAATCGTTATTGTGTCGAAGTGATTTTTTATTTCCGGTATTTTAATGATTTTTTCTTTTATTGTGATTTCCGGTGGCGATAACGGGATGTTACATTGTCTATAAAAAAGTAGAGAAATTATGGCAATCGCTAAATAAGGGAAATATTTTGTAAATCGTATCATAATATTTTATATATTTGAGCTTCATAGTGTGTTAAATCTTTAGTAAGAAGAAGATTAAAAAGCTGGGTTGTTGTAACTCCCGGCTTTTTTTATTGCTTAATCTGGAAGTGCATCCAATCATAATCTTTTTCAACTCCTAGATTTTCAAAACCGTGCTTATAAAAAATAGCAATCATCGGTTTGTATTCTGGTCTTGCAAATCTAGCAGTTATTTTAGTTTCTTTGAGTAAGTTTCTCGCCGGGTCCAAATCAATTGCAATCCCCCAACTGTGAGTGCTCCAAGAATTACCACCTCTCATTTTTCGATAATTAAAACATCCACCATATAAATCAATTCCAAGCTGTTGTAATCCATTTAAGGTGTATTGTTCTAACAAATCATTAAAAATTGCTAAAAACTTATCAGCTACGAATCTGTGGCAGCTCATCCTAATGATGGTAGTATTAAGGTCCCAAGCCAGGCGCATTGGGTATGGTAGATCTATATGTACAAGATATCCTGCTCCGGTGATGTTTGGTTGTCCGTATTTTTTAATAATTTGGTTTGTGGTCATAATGTATTAAAATTATTTTCTTTTTATTACTCCACCTGATTCTAAAACTGCGACAGATTTATTTGTTTCAAGTGCTAAATCATAAATTTTATCCATTTTTACAGACATTTCCTTTGATTCTATTTGTTTTAATATTTCGTGTTTTTCCAATTGTTCTTTTGTATTTTGGCTTTGTTGCTTTATGCTTTCAACGTAAATTATTGCTCCGACCATCATCGCTAAAAGCGTAATTAAAAAACCTGTTAATTGTGCGCTTGTGAATTGTGGTTTTATTTTATCAATTATCTCATCTCTGAAATGTTGCCATCTGTCCTCCTGTTCTTGTTGCATATCTACAAATACTGTTTTTATTTCTTTTTTTACAAATATTTTAGTTTCTTCGGTCATGTTTGGTGTGGGTTTATGATTTGCTATTAAAGTATTTGTCGAGTATGTCTTTGTATTTTTCTGCGATTTCTGCTCCAATAAAAAATGAAGTTAATAATACCCAATCGCTGCCGTTTATGCTTCCTGCAATAACTAAAAAGCACGAAACAATCCAGGCCAGAAATCTACGGCTTGTGATTTTCCTTTGCCAAATATCTAAAAAACCATCTTTGTCAATTTCGATTTTTGTGTTGCCTATTTCAAGGTTTATATTTGAAAGCTCATCTACTTTTACTGTCGGTTTTGAATTTTCCATTTATTAATCTATTTTAATTGAAACAAGTTTAACTTCTCCATAATTTATGTCGTTTTTCAATGTTATTTTTTTTAAAAAAAGTTTTATTTTCTCTTGGTGCTCTTTCTTTGGTTCGTATGTTCCTCTTTTCATATCGTTTCTATTTACCAATTCCCCAAAAATCACTATTAGAACATTCGCTACCGCCATCTAAATACCACCCGCCAAAATCAGCTGTCTTACTAGGTTTTATATTTTCATTTGTATTTGAAGTAAATTCCGGATAATCTTCTTGATGGTATGACATAAAATCTATAAACCGCCTAGTGTAATTTTCAGCGATGCTTCTTTCTTTTTCAACTAAAAAATCAATTTCATTTTTATCTACGCTTGTAGTGTTTTCTGCGGTGTGTTTAAAAACACCACCGTTTGCAATGGTATAAGCCATAAAAGGAAACATCTCAACCAAAGACCAGTGTATTAACATTGGTTTAATAAACGAATTTAATATTATTTTATATTTTGCGTTTGGTGGAAGGTCTATATCCGTAGGCAATAAGCTTTGTAGTTTTTCTAATAGGTCAGTTCCTATGTAATGCTGTAAATGAATATCTTGAGCGATTTCAATATATTGAATAAATTTATCATTATCGACATTCCCGTTCAATACGCTGTATTTCTTAATATCCGTTGTTGTTATTAATAATGCTTTTGCCATTAGTTAAATCTTTTATTAGTTGGTAAAAATCCATTATAAGGCATATCTTTAGGCATCATTGAAACTTCCTTAGGGTTTCTGATTCTATAACCTTCTTTATCAGCTTTGTTGGTTGAAATTGTTGGAGCGTTTGGGTTGTTTACATCAACTTTCCCATCTGTTTTAAATGTTTTTCTAACCCATTTATGATGACAATCTCCGCCACCTTTATACAGAAATATATCGTAATTATCAGCGCCTTTAGGACCCCATCCGGCATTAACTACATTTGAAGACATACGAGTTATATCTTCTTTTCTATATAACTTGTTAGCCGACATCATTTTTTTACAAAATTCTCTTTGTGGTGTTAAACTTCCAGTGTATTCATATCGTACAAAATACCGCTTTCCGTCAATGATTGCATCTTGTCCACTTTTTGCGTTTGGATTCGCTGTCCCAGTACTTACTAAATTCCATATTTGAGAAAGAATAGATTTTGGCGGGTTGTTTTTTAATTCTATTTCAGCATCTAATTCGGCTTCTAATTCATAATCAACTTCCCTTTCATCTATCAGTTCCCATTTTGGGTTTAAAGCTTCACCGTATGAATCTAGCAAATCAACTTCTGCGCTCATTTTAACGCCTGTTTCTTCTTCTTTGGTTTCCTTGTCCATTCCTGTTGTATCGATAAATTCTAGCGGTTCTATTGTTTTAAAATAAAGGTTTAAGCTAATATCATTTACGAGTAAAATCTCATCAATAGCATCTATGATTTCTTCTTGAAAAGTATTTATGACTACATTATCGAAAAGTAAATTAGCTGTTTTGATTTCGTCGGCATTATTTCCCAATCCGCCACCTGTTTCTCGAACTCCTAAAAGCATCGGAGAAGTAACCCTATGACCTACAATCAATTTATCTCTACACTCATCAGAAAGATATTGATAATGCGCTGGCGCATCATTTAACGGAACATCATCAATAGTGGTTTTGCTTTCAATATTTGCATTAAAAGAGACAATGGTTTTTAATCCATTTGAGCCAGTTGTTTTCCTATTTACATCTTTGGTGATGGCCTTCATTTTTTCTTCATCAGGCACACCATTATTAAAGTTTATAATTTTGGTACCGCTAAAACCGTTCCTAACGTCATTTATCAAATAATCGCTAATTTCTTCTTCGAGTACAGCATAAGGTAAACATCCAACATAATCAACTGGGCTAAAATAATCATATCCGGCAACATAAGGGCTCATAACATAAATCTCGTTCCCTGTTTTATTGCCAAACCCAAATGCCGGAATGCGTTCAGTTTCATCACTCGCCTTTCTTTTAGCCCAATTAGGATGGTAATACCAAGCCTCAATTTTACCTTTATCATTCATCTTTTCTGGCCTTAAAGTATTCATAGGAAAATGAGTTACCATTTCGATTTTTTTAGACTTATAGCTTAATTGAAAAGCCGACATTCCCAACATTTTTCTGTCAGTTATAAACTTCCTTAAATCAGGTTTTTTAAATAGTGAAAGCGCCTGAGCGTAAGCTTCCGGTTTTTTACTTCCATTCGTTGCCGATAACCCTTTGCCATAAATCATTTTCACAATTCCATTTATGATAGCATTGTTGGTTGTTGAGCCTGTAAATCTGTCGATTAAATACTGAAAGTAATTATTATCACTTCCGTATTCAACCCACTCCTTATTCCTTACTTCCAGAATTTCAGGAGTTGTGTATTTACTCAGTGAAGTAACATAGATTGTTTTGTCTTCGTTTGCCATTATAAAGTGATATAATCGTTGTTAGATTCGTTTTGGGTATAAGCCCCATTATTTATAGAATAGTTCGTTTGAGACGTACAAAATAACTTATCCCGATATATTATTTCCGTAGAATTATAAACTGTTAAATTATAAAATCTATTTTCCTGTAAATCAAATATGGTTGTGGTTTTTAAGTATTGCCCATCAACTACATAATCGCTATCGATTTGAATTTCCGTATTATCTTGCTCATCTCTTAAAATCAAATGAGTGCCCACATTTTGCCTACCTATAAATTTCAGTACTTGAGCTGTTTCTAAAGGTTTTAATATAATCATAACTTATTATTCTTTTACATTAAACATTAAAACCATCATTTTGTTATAAAAAAAAGCCGTTATAATTAAATAACGGCTCCCATTTATTTTAAAAAAAATATTAAACTCCTTCAGTAACTGTAAAACCAGCAACATTATCCATCAATGTAGCATCAATAAAATCAGCCGGGATAGTTTCCTGACCTGTAAATGTTATATTGTAACCATTTAAATCGCCCATTGCGGTTCCAGATGCAGTATTAACAATCACTTCGCAACCATTTTTAGCGCCTGCAAGCCTGAAATTACCATTATAATCTTCAATAATTACTTGAGGTCTTCCAGCGGCTAACAATTTCATTTCTTTTTGAGTTGTCAAGTCTTGTTTTTTAAGTACCAAGGTACCTGTTTGGGTCCAAAAACTAGTCCCATTTTCTCTTGAATTTTCGTTTGTTTCATCAAAGGAATTTCCGCCTTTTAATTCAAACTTAAAACAAGCTTTTGGAGCAGCCAAAGCAGTAATTTCTTCAGACACTAATGTTGCCAATCCGTAGAAAGTGCTGTCAAAGTTAATGAAATATACGGCTTTTAAACCACCTACGCTTTGTTTGCAAGGTTCTAACCTGCCTAATGTGATATCACAGCTCATAATCTATATTTTGTTTTTAAAAAAGGGTATAAGATATAAAACCAAATACCCTTTATATGTTAAATTAATTTTATGTAGTTGTTAAATACCAAACAATTTCTTCACTATTCACATATTGAACGCCAGCAGTATAAACCATTTTATATCTAACCTGTCCACTCAAATCAGATTCATCCATATCTTTAATGCGAATATCGTTATGGTCAGCTAAAAGACCAGTTCCAAAATAAAGGTTTTTACGTTGGTAAACAACAAAAGTATTTGCCGGTAAACCGTTGATAACTTCCATTTTAAAATTACCATAATTCAACATCATATCAGCGCCGCCGAAACCGTTAGAGACACCAGCCGAAATTAATGCTTGTTGGTAAGCAACTGCGATGTTACTTGAAACACCAAAAATCAAATCTGATTTTCTTAGCATTTCAACCGGAATAGCATTGATAACTTTCTCAACTTCGGCAATTACATTTGATTTTGTAACTGCTGCAGAAGCGGAAGTAATGCCCGATCCAGCTTTTATAATATTTGCATCAGCAGTAAATAATGGAATGAATCCACCAAAACTTCCGGATGTAGCTGCAACGCCACTCCAAATATCCAATTCAGTCGCTTCGGCTGTGTCCGCTAAAATTTCAGCTAATAAGGCTGTTTCAACATCAGCTGGCATACTGTCATTATGAGCTGAAAATCCCATAGATGCTGAAGACCAAATTTGTTTTAAATCTTCTTTACAAATTTCAAGTTCGATTTTTAACTTTTTAGGAGTTAAAAGCTTTTCAGAAAGCGTTACCGCTCCCGATGGTGTAAAACCACAAGAATAATCTACTCTACCATCTGTGTAACTGATTTTTCTAAGTGATACCTGAAAATCAATATCCGGTAAAACTGTGACTAAATTTTTTGAAATAGTATCAGCATCTTTGAACGCTTTACCTATAATCTCTCCAGCGTCCTTCCCGGCATAATTGGAGCTAATCGTGATGTCTGTTGCCATAATTCTAATTTATTTATTTATTCGTTTATAATCGTTTTATGCTTCTGAAGCCCAAATTCCAACTCCACCTTTGATGTACCATTTAGTCAATGCGACGGCAACAAGTTCAACCCAATCTCCATTGTTAGAAGTCGCTTTCGTATTTACAAAATCTTTATTCACTACTCCACCAGCGACTGAATCCGCGGCCGCATTTGCGATGGTGCCATTAATGCTATCTAAAGCATTTGGTGAGATTTTAACGAGGTTATTTCCGTCCACGCCTGTATTTCTAACCAAATAAGACATACCTATAAGGTTGTCAGTGATTAAAGGCAATGTCAATACCAACGCATCTGTTGCTATATTAATGTCTTTTTCAGCGTCTGATGTGCTAAGCGTCTTGCTGGCAGTTAGAGTCAGCTGTCTTGTGATTTCTCCTTTTGTTGCGAATACTGTTTTCATAATCTACTTTTTTCTATTGTTTAAAAATTCAACCATTGACTCTTTTTTGTAAAAAGTAGTCTTTTGTTTTGATAGCTTTTCTGGGTTGTGAATTAACGGTTCAACAACTTCTACAGCTGATAAAACAATTTCAGCTGGCTCTACTTTTGCAAATTTTAATTCTGCAATTTGGTCCGACAACTTCTTAATTTCCTCAAAGAACAATTCTTTGCTCACTGATTCAATTATTTTTTTAGGTGTTGAAGTTGACGCTTGTGCATCTACCGGAACTTCAGCTGGTGCTGGCGGAGTTGCTGGCGGAGTTTCTTCTGCTTCTGCATCTTTAATCTCAGCAATCATACCATCTTCTACAACGGTCAAAATTCTTGCATCTTCTAGCGTATATTCACCTATTGGCAAAGGAATTTTATCCTCTCCAGATAGAACGAATACTTCATAACCAGGTTCAAATGAATCGGACTCAATAACCGTTCCATTGTCTAACTTCATCTGTTCAAGTTTTACCTCGATATTTAATAAAGTCTTGATTTGTGATAAAACTGTTTTTTTACTCATTGTTCGTGTATTTATTAATTAAACATTTATTCACTTTTTTTGTTATATTTTCAAATCATTCAAATAAATTTTTTGCAATTCCATCATCGCCTTATTCGCTAAAATATAAGCATCTGATATACTTAATTCAATCCAAACATCTAAATCGTCTTTCCAGAAAATAGTTTGGCTTCCTGATTTTTCTTTCAATGTGATTGCGCTTGTAAAATTTCCAAGATATTCTTCGTTAAACCAGACGCCATCTACAATTATACCTTTTCTTAATAATGTATTTCTTTCATCCTTTTTTATTGCTATATTCTCCGCCTCTATTTCTTTAGGAGTTTTATCAATAACTTTATAAGTCCAAACATCATTGTCTTTATTAAAATACATTTCGCCTATAATTTGCGAATCTGTAATTATTGGAACCACTACATCTCTAAATCCCCAATCGTAGATTTGTTGTTCAGTTGCACTTTGTACATTGACTGCATTTTCAAAAGTTGTGAAATTCTGAAAATATTGAATTTGGTTGTTTATTAATATTGCTTTCATAATTTTTATTTTTTTATTCTTATTTGAATCCCTACGAATCCATCCGATACTGATGCTCCAAGCGTTACATTAACTCCAGCTGTGCCTGTATGTAATATACTTCCGACACAATTTGAGGTGGACGAAATGCTACTCGTTCCACTTCTGTTTGCTGACAATAAAGTCCAGCCAGTTCCAGTGACTGTCAATGAGTGTCCATCACCTCCATCAAACGAGCCAAGGACAAAACTCATATCGCCAACTACGCCTGTATATCCAGTTGGTGTTATGGTATTTGAGCCTGCTTTCTCTACAGTTCCTACAGTGCTGATTGGGTCTGTAGGACTTGCATTTTTAACGTGTACCAAATATGCCGTCATTTCATATTGCCCTGTAGGTGTTATCGTTAAATACCTGTTAGATTCATTACTGTCAGCGATTCTATAAAATATAGCCATTCCAGTATCATAAACCGAACTCGCATAGCCTTGAATCTTAACCCAGCCAGCAGTATCATCCATATTTGCTTCATTCCAACTGTCAGTACTTGTGTCATTTGCATCTGCAATGAATAGCAGTATTAAATCTCCATTCACGATATTTGGAGGATATGCAATCCAGCATTCTACAGGGTATGGGGTGGCACTTAAAACGCTATAACTGACTATCTCTATTGGGCCAGTAGGTACAGACGCTTTCATTAATTGACTATTTCCAAATATCATAATTTTACCAGTTTAAAATACCTATTGAACATTGTGGCGTTGTACTGTCAAAGCAATATAATTGTACTTGATTGGTTTTTGTACCAACAAAACCAGTTTTATCACCTTTTACACTCGCTGGAAAAGTCAAAGTATAATTTCCAGTCACGATTAAAGTTATCGTTTTTCCTTGCATCATATTTGAAAACGTCAGGGTTGTAGCTCCAGTCATTGTTAAATTATATTGAATGCCCAATGCCCAGTTAATATTCACTGTTCCAGATACGTTCCCAAGAGCTGTGGTGGCTTTCAGTTCTACTGCAAGGTTGTCAATATCAACTACCCCACTCGCTATCGTTAAAGCCGTTGCTCCAGTAACCTCTCCAGTATGGGTTGCATTAGTTACTAATCCGCTGTAAAGAGTATTGGCAGAATTATCTCCTGAATTTGTTCCTGTAAGTCCTAAATCAGTTTTTAAGGTAGCCAATGTCTGTACTTCTGGTACTCCCGCCAATGCTGTTTTTCTGTAAAATATTGTTCCTGTTGCTACGTTTGCCATCTTAGCTAAAGTGACATTCGCATCTAAGATATGGCTTGTCAGAACTTTGTTTGCTCCAATCGTTAAAGCGGTAGAACCTGTTACGTCTCCAGTATGAGTTGCGTTTGAAACAAGTCCACTATATAGAGTATTTACGGCATTGTCACCTGTATTGGTACCGCTCACATTATCAGCGGTTATAATACCATTTACAATTACATCTGATTTAAAACTTTTACTCATAATTTTATTTTTATCCTACTATTATCACCGTATATTGATTTGATGAAGGAGCTACATTGAAAGTGAAACTCGTTGCGTTTACTGTATCACATTCAATATCACATTCCACCTGAGCATAAGGTGAGGCCGTTTCAAAAACTTGAGCAGTTACAAATTGTCTGCCTATATTATGAGTCACCACAATATTCGTGGCTACCGCATTTCCTATCTGTTGAGTGAATCGTAAGGCACTATTTAATGTCGCAGTGACTCCTAGATTGCTCTTCAATGTCGCTGGTGTGATTGCTCTTACTGTATCCGTTCCGGTATTAACTTCTGTTTGTGTAGCGAGTTCAATAATACCTTGTGCGGTTTCACTTGCCGAAACGATATCAGGTATGTTTTTCTCTACTATCGTCCATTGAGCTTCAGTGGTTGCATTTACGGATTCACAAATAATAACATCTCCAATAGAAACGGGAACTGTAAAAAATGTACCAGCAACCGTCACGGTATATGTATCACCAATAGCGGTGGCGATAGGTGTGGCGTCTAATAAAGGTGTATTTGTCGACGCATTATAGCCTCCTTTATATGTCATTCCACTACTTAATGCCGTCGCTATTGAACTCGCTACATAAGCCACCAATGATTGTTGAGATACTGTTTTCGTGGCATCATTTCCAGCCATTGTATCGTCATCTAAAAAATATCCATTTCCAGCCAATGTGGTATCACTATTCATTGTTGCTCCGGCTGAATTTACATTTGTGGAATTAGTGACATCAGCTCCGTCTAATACGTTAATCAATGTCAATATTTGTGACTTCGTGAGTTCCGTAATTATACCACCAGCACTTAAAGAACCTAGCATCGTATTCGCCGTCGTTACATTTTGCATTTTGGCGTATGTCACAGCATCTACATCAATAGTCAATGTCGTCCCGGTACCGCCTACAGTGATGTCACCTTTATCTCCATCAGGTCCTAATCCATCAGCGCCAGATGATACCGCCCCCAGATCTAACCAAGCTGATGATTTTCTGATATAGGCAGTTTGGTCAGTGCTGTTATAATACATTTGACCTTCTACCGGCGATGTTGGTGCGCTGGCTAGAACTTGTAATACCACCTGTAATAATTGATTTTTATTTAGGTCTAGATTCGATAATACTTTCATAATTATTTGATTTTATTTATTATTAATTTAGATATGCTTTTCCTGAAAAAGATGCGCTGAATGTTAATTCCAAACTGTTTAAATTTATATAATTGATTTCCCCTATTACAGCATTTCCACCCGTGTCCACTATTGTGACTGATGGATATTTATTTAGGTTATGAGTTATCAGCCAAGAACTTGAAGCCATTGGATTGTCGTGTAAATAAAAAGCATCAGCACCTACATCACCTTTATCTCCCTTATCACCTTTATCACCTTTAATCGCGCCAGCACCAACTTCAATGGTTACATCTTGCGTAAAATCCTCAACTATTATTGTTACATCTTGCGTAAAATCTTCAACTATTATTGTTACATTATCCATTGGTAATATCTTGAATTACTTTTACAGTTCCTTTGATATATGTTTTTATGACTTCATTCGAGAAAGTTATTTGAACATCATAGTAATAGATGTCGGCTTCCCAATCTATAACAAAAGGGTTGAATTTAAAAATACCATTGACAGCATCTTCAACCGTAATACCATCTAATTCTGTGATTGTCTTTACTATTCTTCCAGTTTCACTTCTATACCTAAATTGTGTCTTTATAGTTGCATCAACTAAAGAAATAGGCGTCAATGTATCTGTGTCTTTTAGCGTAAATCTAACACCGTCAAAAGTGTCATTTTTGTACTGGTTAAGAATTTTATAATTAGATGCCATATTCAATTATTTTTTTAATCTTGCTTAATGTTTTTTCAGCTTCTAATTCTTCCTGATTATTCATTTCCACTTTATCCGCAAAATAACCCTCAATAGAAAAGCCTTTTACTTTCCCAGTTTTCACAAACTCAGTCCATACTTTTTCGTTATCAACTTTCATTGATACCATCCAAGTACCTTGTGGAACGTTTAATCCATAGTGTTTGGATTTATCCATTTCTGGATTATCAACTATCCAACTTTCCACGACTGTCATATCTTTTAATTTGCTTTCGTGTTCTAAAGTTGCATTGGCCTGCTTTGATTTTTTCAGATAAATTTGGGATGCTAGATTTACGGTTTCCTTTGAAAAGAAAATATAGTATTCTCTCGCTTTATCCTTTCTGAAAATATGTTTGTTTGGTATCAATGCCGGGCCCATTAAAATACGCTTTTCAGGATTAACTTGAACCAACTCAACTTTTTGCGAACTCAAAGCAATAAAATCAACTTCAATGGCCGGACTTTCAACTACACTAATAGCATCTATTCCGCTCATATTGTCGTTAATGTCTAGTATAAGTTCTATTATTTCCATTATAAATAACTGCTTTTTGTATTTTGTACTTCTATTTTTAAAGATTTATAACCTTTAATATCATCTGGATTTATCCCTAAATCTTTAGCCTGCATTTCTACTTCCGTTAAAGCTTTTTCTGCCATAGGGAGTACGGAATTCAGCCCATCTCTTCCTTTATCTATTTGTGATTGTGCCGTTGTAATTTTGTCCACAAATTTGAATAAATCATTTTGACTTGCCAATCCTATTTTTTTCTTTCCGTTAAGAAAATTAGTTACGTTGCTCATAATTTTAATTGTTTTTAATTGTGATTGTTTTCGTTTGCTTTCATTTATTTGAATTCTCTATTTCTTTTAATTGAACGCCATAATGCTTCATTTTGATTTGATGCTTCATTATATCCTTTTATGGCTCCTGTTTCTATTCCCAGCTCTTTTGCGCTTGCGTGGACTTTTTCCCATATAGGCCCATGTAATTTTTCAGCTTCCATCGCTACTTCAAGTGCTATTTTATTTTCACTAAGATTAAGGTCATGATTTTCCTGCGCTTTTTTTAATGCTGCAGTACTTTCTTTTATCTTTACTTCATAGGATAATAATCTTTGTGTAGCTTCCTTTGATTTGGCTACGGATTTGGTCAAGTCATCAATCAATGCTAATTTAAAAATTTTTTGGTTCTGTTTTTTTTGAGATTCTAATTCTAATTTTTTCTTTCCGTTAAGAAAATTAGTTACGTTGCTCATAAGATTTATATTTATTTATTAAACAATTATTTTGTTTTTTTATTACAATTTAACCAAAAGTGGCCGTTTCCTGAGTATTTCTATCTTGCTCTTGTTGACTGGACATTTCTTTGCTGACAACATAAGCTTTGATTGGTTTAGTCGCTTGATTGCCTATACTTTGTGCAAGTTGATTCGTTCCGCTTTGACCGACTACATTAAAGCTAGGCGATTGAACCGCACCGCCACCACCTGAGTTTTGTGAACCACCTCCGGCACTTCCACCTTTGCCTAAAGCGCTTAATGCTTTTGCTGTAGCTGCTACGGATGTGGCAATACCAATACCTAAAGAAACATTATTCATAGCTTTCTCGGCTGCGGCTAAAGCAACGCCGCCCGGGAGTAAAGCATATTTTGCGGTCACCAAAGCATTGGCCGAGCGTGTGGCGATTATTTGTTTGGCAATACCAACGGCATTTTCACCGATTATGGTGGCCGCTTGTAGAGCTTTATTCTTTCCGGCAAGTTGCCCTAATAAAGCAAACCCACCAGCTATGTTGTCAAGTTGTGATTGCATAATAGCGGCTTTTGCTTCGGCGACCACTTTATCTTCTTCAATTATTGCTTTATTTGTTTCCTTTGTGTTTGTTAATATCGTTTGATCTATTTCTTGTTTTTTTAATGCGTACTCATTTTCCGCATCCAAACGGTATTGTGTTCCTTCTACATACGAATCTATTTTTGCTTGAAGTCTTTCTAATTCAATAACTTTTTCTTCTTCTAAAGCGGTTCTTAACGCTTGTAATTTTTTTACTTCATTCAATTCTTGCTCAGCCGCAAATTGCTTTTCTTGAATTGATAAATTAGAATTCGCCTCTTTTTTAGAATTAATTAACTCAATTTCTTCTTTATCAAGTGCAATTTTGTTAGCTTGTTGCTCGCTTAAAAATCCTTCAATTTGAGCCTTGATTGCTTTCTCATTATTTTCGGCTTGGATTAAAGCGACATAATTTTCGGTGCTTTGGTTTTTATTATAATCTGCTGCGGCTGCGGCTGTTTGCAATTTAGCCTGAGCAGTCATATCTTTTTCTTGCTTCTTTAATATTTTTAATAATTCTTCATTTGCTTTTCTACGCTCATCAATACTTTTTAAATCGTTATCCCGAATCTGTCTTTGCTTTTCAGCCAGCCTGTCGTTTTCTTCAACTAACCCAGCTTGAACTGCTGCTGCTATTTCCGCTGATTTTTTTAGTTGGACAATTGCTTTGGCGTTTTCATAAGCTCCAGATATACTTATTTTACTAACACCTTCAATTGCCTCAGAAACAAATGAGCCGACTTCACCAATAGCTTCACCGATATTAGAAGCAATATCTTTCCCGGCTTTTATCGCATCTTCACCAGTTGCTAAAAGCGCCAGTTTAGTTTTTAATATATCTGAGTTTAGTTGATTAATAACATTCTGATCTTTGTCCCCAAAAAAAGACTTTTCCCACATTAGTTGAGCTTCTTGAAGACCTAACGTAATTCCATAAAATCCTAATTTCAATGGCGTTATCGCTAACTTTAAAATACCCATTAAAACCTTACCCAAAGCATCAAATCCGCCGGTAGCCTTACTTACTTTTTCGTATGTACCGACTATAACATTGGCAAACTCATTAAACACCAAAGAAACAGTTTCCATTACTGTTGCCAATAAATCGGCAACCTTTTGATTGCTTGTGAACACTTCTTTTAGTGAGGTGAATAAGCTAATTATTATCCCAATCCCGGCAACTTTCATTGCATTGCCAATACCCTTAACGGATTTTGATATGCCCTCAACCCCTTTTGCAGATTTTTTTGAGGTTTCCCCTAAATCTTTTACGTTTTTATTTAATGTTTCGCCACTTTTTTGTGCTTCTTTTTCGGCAGCAACCATTGTATCAAATAATTTTTTGATATCTTTAGTTGCTTCGCCTACTTTGGCTTCGATTTCAATTATCTCTTTTCGCATACAATTCTCTTTTTACCTGTTTGAATCCTTCTTTGAAAGTTTCCGCCAATTTGTATTTTCCTTTTGCTATGTCAATATTAGGGCCACAGCAATAAAAATCATCTGCATTTAAAAGTTTTAGAATCAACATAATTTAATTTTCTGTGATTTCTAAATTTCCAATTTCAAATTTAGGGATGTTTCCATTTTCAATTATCAATGGAACGGCTAAAGCTCCGTGATGCAAAATATCCCCACCTGAACTCGCTGTTTTTATTGCAATGTGAGTGACAGTTTGTACCGTTCCGGTATTGGTTCCAAATGTTATTAATCCAGCGTTTGAAACTTGATTCAATAATACTGTCCATCCTACAATTGAACGAACCACAGCTACTCTAGCATAACCTGTATATGTTGCTTCTGTGCCAGTATCATCATCATTTGGCGCCGTAGTATATAAAGCTACATACAAACTACCTGCGACCGAACTAGGCAATAATCCGCCAATGTTTCCGATATTCGCCAAAGCGATGTTTTGATAGATTAACTTTAAAATTCCAGTTTCTAATGAATTACTTTTTGCCATTGTTTTTGTTTTTAATTATTGTTATTTATTTATTAAGGGTAAACTCTTATTTCTATTGCAGTCCTAACCAATAAATCATCTGTGAGAACCATAGTTTTATTATACGATATAAGTTGAATCATATCGGGAGAATAACCACTATTGCAGGTAACTTGTATTATACCCGAATCGGTCATATAATTTGTCGATGTTAATATTGTTGTTTTATCTTGAGTAAATGTATTTGCGTAAGTTGCTCTATAAATTCCTGCAGAATATCTTGTCCATACCGGTACAACTCCTAATGTGTTTTGTAAGATAATAGCAGTAGGTGCTGACGTTCCCGTTTGACTTACCAAAGCGACATAGACTTGATATGGTAATGTCGCTGATACAACTAAATTTCCAGTGCCTAGAATACTTGAGCTGTTAATGGTTTTGATGTTTGTACCACTGACTAAAACTTCTTGCACCGTTAAATTTCCACTTCCTAAAATGGTGGTGCTATTAATAGTCTTTATATTTGTACCACTGACTAAAATACTTTGAAATTTACCAACAGCCCAATCATAAAAAGCCTTGACGCTTCCGTACTTTGTTGTAGAGGCTTTATCTGTTTCAATAGCTTGACTTTTATTGGTTAAAATTTCGTAACCACTTAAGTCTTGGTCGCCTGTGTTTGTATTGCTTGTATTGGCTAATTTTGTAAATTGTGCCGGAGCTAATAAACCAGCGTTCACTGACGTGCCTAATGGTATTGTAGCATCCGTTCCTGTATCGGAATTGACAAGACCATTTGTAGGCGAAGCCGTATAGGTTAGATTCGTGGCACCTCCAACAACGATATCACTTAATAAAGCAATCGTACCAGTCTTACTTTGTAATGTCTGAGTCCAGGATGCCGTCGCATTTTCAGGAAATTGTAATGTAAAATCAAAATTAGAATTTACTCTATTTGTAATCTTGCCTTGAAATGCCAAAAGAGACATCGCGTGGGTACTTAATAAGCTCAAATATAATAAACCTTGAGGAGTCATTCTTGAGAAACTGACGGAACTGTTTGCAGATTCTAAAATATTGGTAGTTGTATTTCCTACATTAGTTACGGCCTGTAAATTTGGAACGGAACTAAGTATTTTAGATAACCCCATCGCAAAGATTGAACTGGTACCAATTAAGTTGGCACTGGTTCTTTTAATCTCATTTTGGCTAGCGTTAAAAAATACTGATGAAATACCCGTTAGTAACGTTTCTAACAAAACTTTATTATTTTGTGATAGTAACGCATAGATTATACTCGTTCCGCCTAAACTAGCGACGGCTGTTGCATTATCGGATGGTTTAAGCTTATAAAGTAAAACTTCGCCAATGTAATTAAGTAATTTTAAACTCGCTAACCCAGTGCTTAGGTTTATACTTAACGAATTAACTATATAAATTTTTTTATTAATGATAATTAAGTTATTCAACTTTAAATCATTGATTATGCTCAAAGGTAAATATGCCTTATATTCGTATTCCCGGCGTTTTGGATCGAATAAATCTGTAATATAATTTCTCCAATAAAGGTTAAACAAACTATTTGTTTCGCTGATTCTGTTCCAACTGCTTAATTCAGCGCCAAAATTCAATGATATATTACTATTTGTTTCAATTGAACTTTCCTGGCCTACGTTTAAATAAGAATTTATCGGTGTATTTACGTCATTTTCATCTATAAAACCAAATATATCTGTGGTATTTGTGATACCTCGATTGAAAAATAAAATAGGTTTTAATAAAATTGATTGTAAATTTTTATCAAATGAGTTTCCAATGTGAATATTTGTTAGCTGATTGGTTGTGGTATCGGTTAACCTTTCCATTAAAAGATTTTGAAACTTAACCTCAATATCTAACTTGCCTCCGTCTGCATCGGATTCCCATTCCAAATCACCATATCCAACTTTGAAAAGATTATAAAATTGTTCTCCTAATATGTCGGTTGCCTTTTCGTATTTAAAATTGATATTTTTATAAAGTTCCGGTTTATTAACTGTAAAACTTTCAACATCAATATAATCTGTAATATCAGAAACGCCTCCTGAGCCGTACCAATCATCCACCGGTAAAACCAAAAAATTTGTTGTCGTTATTGGATCTATAACCAAATTGAACATTTTTACCAATGAAGTAAAAAAATCCGTCACTTTCATATTAGGCAGGTTGTTAGTTACCACCAACTCGTTGCTTATAGTTTGTTCAGTGCTTGTTGTTATGAAAGTTGGATCAGTTCCATTCCATATTTTTTTTTGTTTCCAACTTGTGGTAAATTTAAATTCCTCATCGCTGGAAATTTCAACCCTTAAATTGTAAATTGTTTCACCGCTTTGCTGCGTTTGAATCTGAAAAAATGATTCTGATATTTGAACTTGCCAAGGCCCACCATAACTTTGAGAATAAATAACATCGTCACCGTTGTAAACTTTAATAGAATAATCTACGGCAGCATACCCGATACTTGGAATTATAGTTATCCAATGATTCCAATAAATCCTATCATTAGACGCCGAGGTATTGTATGTCCTAAATGTACCGATGTCGGTGCCAAAATCTACATTTGTATTATCGCCGCCATTATAATCTACCGTTAAATTATTAGAACCAATGTTGCCGGATTCGGTTCCGTTGAGCCATATAAATAGCTCCTCAATATCATTATCTGGATTGTTTAAAAAATCGTTTGAAAAAGTGATGCTATATTTTGTTTCAATAGCCTCAATGATTCTATTTATTTTTATTGCCGGTTTTAATTCGTTAAAAGCAATTCCGCCTCCAGAACTATATTTAATTTCGTTATCAACGGATGGCGTATTGTAATCCCAATTTCTTGAGCTGCTTATTAAAGGATAAATGATATTTCCGCTCAATAAATTCCCGTACATTCCCGCTTTGACATTTGCGCCGTTATAAGCGTGTGAATATGCGACCAAATTCAACTCACTTAATAAATCTTCACCAAATAAATCAGTTAAATTTATAAGTTTACCAAAAAATTTAATTTTATAATTCTGAGCTTTGCCATCTTTTAATGTAACCGATTCAAGTTTTATTTTACCGGTTTTGTATGTTATGCCGTTTAGTTTTATTTCAGCTGGTATTAATATTGACGTATCAAATCCGCTTAAAATATCCGAGTTGTACCAATGCCTAAAAATTTTATTATTGTCTTGCGATGCCGGTATGGTAAAAGATTCAGTGTAATCAGTAAAAACTTTAGAAATATCTTTGATGTTTTGAACTGAACTTTCTAATTGGATTGTTTCGTCCTGATATAATTCAATCCTATCATTTAATATGTAAATCTCAATTTTATACATTTACCTTATATTATTTATTTTATCAAAAGCATACGCCAACTCAATAGTATAATTAATCAACTTGTCATTTAATTGAGTTTTAAAATCTAACGAGTTTGATGTTATGTTTACCGGCAAAGTTTGACCGCCAATTCCTAACCAAACTTTTTCGCTTAGTAATAATTGCCTAAACACTTCATTAAATTGCTCATCCACAAAACCACTATTCAAAGTAATTTTTTCCGTTCCACTTTTAGTTAATATCCTGCTTTGATGTTTGAATATATCATATCCACCATTCGACATTATGTTTGCTTTATACCTTTCATCTGTTACTGTGATAGAACTATTTGAACGTTTAAAAAACCAAAGATCTTGCAAGGCTCCGAACTTATTTACAAATGTAATTTTATACGGTTGATGTTTACATTCTTCAATATTGCAAACCACCAAATTAGTCACTGCGGCAACATTATCAGTAACCACCACCCTATTAATTGTACCTGTAAAAGAAACATATTGAATCTGTGCTGTACTTAATGCGCTGGATGTGATTGTAGTTGTTTGTAATAATGTAGCGTTTAAATAAAATTTAACTGACGCTGTTAGGCTTGTATCTACTGGGAGTTTAATTGTTGCCCCTTCATAGTTATAAACGATGCTATTTGATTGCAGTAAAGGAACAGATAAAACAGGATTAATTCCTTGCTCAAAATATCCATACCCATCAAAAGCTGTTAATTGTACAATTGTTCCAGGTGTTTGTGTCACATCAAATATCGTTTGAGTAATCTGATAATCCACAAATATATTTTGTGGTGTGTGAGTACCATTGAAAACTATGCTCAAATAATCTTTTACAAATTCGCTGATCTCAAAAGTAACTTGATTGTTGTAAGCAGTTGACTCTAAAGAATAAATAATGGTTCCTCTGTTTGTTGTTTGAATACCGGTGTAAATGTATAAATCAATTTTGGCACTTGTTAGATTTATCGCTGTCGTGTTTATATGATATGGACTTCTTATATTAATTTTACTCATCTTTGTCAGTAATTATATTATCTAAATTCAATGCAAAGGATTCAACAATATCTTGCGGTAAAGTTTTAAAACCTGACTCCAAAGATTTGGTAAAAAAATGAGTTGGCTTAATACCTTTTTTCTTTTTAGCAAGTGCAATGGCGACGCCTATTGATTTATAATTTCCTTTGGCAAATTTACCACCTGAACTCCGAAACCTGATTCCTTTAAATTTAGCCCACCTTGCAAATGTTCCTGTTGCCAATTCAAAACCTAATAAATTAGAATTTGATTTATAAGAATACGGCGTGTTATATTTCCTTTGCGTTCCGCTAACTCCTTTGTCTTGAAATTCGGCATAATCTTCCATCCAAAAAGACAAACTATAACTATTTTTTGATATTATCAATTCGTAATCCACGCTATTATATAAGTCCCCGCTGACATTATGTTTGCCTTTCGTTAAGTTTGTCCTAGCTTGTTGTTTAACCCGCTTAGCAAACGTTGTCATTGTTTCTTTTACATTGTCTAACATATTGATAAATCTGTTGGGATATCCACATTAAAAGTAACTGTCCACCCTGCTAAAAGCATTTCCAATTTACCGGTAAATGGCACCATTGTAGGTTGACCGCTTAACTGATATAAATCATCCCGGATATCTCCCCTATTTAATCGTTCCATTAATCTACCGATGACCGCTAACTGAGTATTTAAAACATCTTGTTCGTTGTCGTTGCCCGTAAACTCATCAACCATATCCGCCTTGTTTAAATCAACTATATCAGCGCAGCTTAATTCAATTCCAAAAGTCCAGATACTGTCGTTTAAAACTGCCTCAGTTATCACAAAATTAGCCAAAGGAAATAAAGTTTGTTTGTTTAAATCAACTTCCGAAGCGTTTCCAAAAATAACAGTCTTGCAAAAGGCGTCCTCGAGCAAACTATCTTTGATTTTCTTTGTTAAATTGTAGAATCCTTTCATCGTTTAAAACTGTTTTTTACTTGTCTGTTTTCAAATTCAATTTTTTCCTTTTCATAAGCTAATTTAATGAGGCATTTATGTAAGGATAGGTTTGTAATCTCATCATATCTTCTAAGGTCTCCCTGAGCAAGGGTATCAATTTCTTGAAATCTTCCCCATTTGACTCCAAATCCTGAATATTCTTCTGTTCTTTGTCCATCACTTTCTCCAAATAATTCGGGATAGCTGTCAGCAATTCGCTTGTTAAATTGTAAAAAAAAACAATGGACCCAAATACTATTGATAATGGCATTTGTTTCATTAACTCGCCGTATTCAGCAGATCCGTTATAGTCGACAATCAAATATTTATCTTTCTTTCTTTGAATAACCGGGCGATATAAAACCGCCATCGCTTTGTGAATTTCTTTCCAGTTTCCAATATATGCTGTTATGTCGTTATTCTCTCCATAGCTGATGTCGTCTAATCTAGGAATAAACCCGAACTCAACACCCATTAATTGAAACCTTAAAACGTGACTTTGTTTTTCTTGCAAGATATTATTCAAATGAGCAATTAACCTATCAACTTCTTTGGCTTTGATGTAATTAATTTGCGCTTTTGGAATGTTCAAAAATATAGATAACAGGTCTTCATTCGTTGGTTCGTCTATTGCTTGGAACCTTTGATATTGGTCTAATGTAATATCCTCAAGTGATTCCGGTATTTCTATTTCTGTCTTCATAATCATTAAACAATTAAAATTAGTATTTGTATAAAGTGTTAATATATGTTATAATTTCCTTTATTTGGATTGTCTAAGTGATAAATTACATTATATCTTATTCCATCAATTGAGTGATTCCAAGCATCAACATACAATTTAGACCCTTTGTCCGCATAAATGTAATTATTCAATTCTTTTGCTATGTTGTGACTGTTATGTTCAACTATGATTAAATAGTCTTGCATCCTTGTAATGCCGCTTTCTACGGTTCCTTTTTTGACCGCTTGTATATTTACGCCTAAACTTTGTAAATCGGCTATTAAACGTGGTTCTGCGCTATCAGCAATGATTAATTTATTACCAACTCTATTTAAAATAATTTTGGCAAGGTCTTGTGATTTAATTCCTTTTTGATAAATATGTTCTTTGACATAAATCCGCTTTTTAGTTTTATCAATTGCAACTTCGGTAAGTGAGTCTGGATCAATGGAAAAACCAAAATCCATTCCACAAGATGTTTGCAAATTGTCCGGATTAAATTCGCCAAACTTCCAATTTGTAAAAATCACACCATCAGCTTTATCTAACCATCCACCTAATATAACGTGATTATATTTCTTTGGGTTTGTTTCTTTAATATTTTCAACTTCCGATATAAAAGATTCAGCTAAATTTTCAATATTATCTAAATAAGTTGAGTGAATATAAGTGGTATTTCCTTTTTGTCCTATGAAACCCTCTTGCACGCCTGCATTTTCAAAAAAACGTTTATAAATCCAATGTTCTTTTGTCGATGGGTTGAGTATTAAGATAACTCTGTTTTGTATTCCTTTTTGCCTTATAGATAAATTTATTTTATCAAATATCTTTTCGTCTGTTAATTCCTCAGCTTCGTCTAATATCCATGTTGTAACTCCTTGTAATGATTTAAGGTTTGCTGTCTGGTCACCGCTTGAGGTTTTTATACCTTTAAATATTATTTCACTATTTGTGAGTATGTTTTTTATTTCTTGTTTATTTACATCAAAGCATCCGTTTAATTCTAATAAATCTATTTTTTCTTGAAACTCAGGTATAATTGACAAATGGGCTGATGTCATTGTTTGACGTGTGAATAATATTTTATGACCAACTTCAAACGATAAAAGGCTGGCAAATCTACCAACCTCAAAAGATTTACCAGAACCACGCCCTCCAGTCAATACAAAAAAACGTGTATCGTTTGCTAATTCATTCCATTTACTCTGATGCTTTTTTATCATAAATTCCTTTAATATCAAAGTCATTCATTGTATGGGTATTGTTTTGATCTATGACTTGTTTAGGCATACCATATCTGTATTGTAACCAAGTTTTAATAGCGTTAGTGTCGCCATCTTTAATTTTATCGTATAACGCTTTCCATACAGTATTAGGGACACTAATAGCATCCATTGTTTCAATCAATGATATTAATTCGTCTTTTTTTAACCTGCCAGAATTTGCTCTTTTGCCTCCGTTGTTTTTTCTTTTATCCATAATTGAAAAAATTTGAAATTCAATTAATCATTTTCTTTTTCTGTTTTATAACTGTGATAAATTTTCTCCAAATCTCTTACCATATTTCTAACACAACTTGCACAGCTTGTCGCTACATTTTTACGGTTGAAAACTCTGTTATAAATTGTTAACAGTTCTTTTTGCTCATTCATATTAACCTGGAATCTTTTAGTTTTAAACCAGTTGTCAAGATAAATATATTCTTCTTCTTCTAAGCAATTTTGCACTTTGAAAGGAAACCACTCATTGAGTTTCTTTTTACGCTCATCGCATCCACAATCTTCACCAAACAATGCTTTGACAACACTTTTGATTCCGGTTGCTTCTGTTATTGCTTCAACCACATCACCAAAGCCGATTAATTCTTTTTTTTGCGTTTTGGATCTTTTGTCCATTTTTTTGTTTTCCATAATTTTTATTTTATACGTTCATAATCTTGATTAGCATAATCTTGCCAGTTTTCTAAATGATTTTCTTTGAGGCGCTGTTTACATTTTTTCAATGTATGAAATATAGACACCCAACTTATATCAGTTTTTTCTGCAAGTTTTCGGATGGATATTTTATTGTCCCGATAAATCTCAAATAGCAATTTGTCGTACCAATGCCAATTATCCATTTCTTTGTAAATAATTATACTTACTTTGTGGAACGCTTCATCATCATCTGATGAACTTTGGTCTGCGATATGCAAATAGTTATCCATTGATTCCTTTTTGATGTTTTCTTTGTTCCTGAATTCTTGGAAAGTAATTGAACGTAAAGTCAAATAAATATAAAATTTATTAATTTTTCCATTTACATAAATTTTATCAGGAGTGGCGTATTTATT